TCGGGGTATGAAAAGTTTCAATTTATTGGTATGTCCATCGAATTTTTTTAAGTAGACAATGTCTTTTTCAATCGTGTATTTTCTTGCCTTTCGAATCGTAGCTGTATCGCTAAGATCAGGGTTTCTTATCGCATCGTATATTTTTCTTATATTCTCATCATTTTTCTGTAATGTCTTGATGTCTATCTCTCCAATTTCGAATATATTGTAGTTTTCATCGTTTGTCAAATCAGTTATATCCTTCTCTAGAATTCAGCGGGATTTTGATAATTGCTCCTCAACCATCTGATGATTACTGATCTATCTTTTGAGGGCCCTATATCATGTTTCTCCATACATCGTAATGCTAATTCACCAAGATCTAAGGAAGTTGCCTTGTCTGATATCATCTCTGATAATTCAAATTTTTCTGGAATTGAAAAAGTTTCTTCAAAATTGACAGATTCCCAATCCATTAGATTATAATTGGGGTGACTTCTATCCAAAGGACCATTGGATTTCAGAGTTTCGAGTAGATAGCTACCTAGAACATCTTCTTTGAATGATAGATTCGGCCATCTTTTTTCCTTTGCATAATAGGACATACAAAAATATTCTTTCCATTTCCTATTAATTAGTGCGACCGATGAATAATTGATACTATGATGGTGTTGAACTAGGGTTTTTAGCTTGATGATTCCTGATATTCCATCTACGGTCGGGTGTCCCCATATCCTGTACAGTCCAAACAGCTGGCTCAGAATGTCGGGATTTTCGTGCAAGAAGGGAGCAATTATACCCTCCAATTTTTCCAATCTGTCCCTCATGAAGGGTCTCACGGACTTGGTCTGACTGTTTATGAAGTCATTAGCAATGGATCTTTTGAACTTTTGGGTGTCTACATAGGGATCGTGATGGAATTCTAGTAAGTAAGAAGTCATCAATGGCTCCCACATCTTGATGGATTTGTAGGCATCATTGCCGAAGATCTGGATGAACTCATCACCCCAGTCAAATACCTTTCTCAACAGATCGAACTCAGGCACTGATTTGTCTCTGTATAATTGTGCTATCATTGATGTATAGAGTGTGGCGTATCTCTGATTCGCGGTGTCTCCCAATTGCAATAGGTGTTCTCTAGAAGCTAACCAAGTCTTCTTCTTCTTTCTGTCTCTGATGCATAATGTGCATGAGGTTGCAAAGAATTCCAGCTCCTTCCCTAGTTTAGCACTGAACACTGCATTTCTGCTTCCTGACTCATGGTTCCGATAGTTGATGAAAGGGTTTATTTCTGGACCGAACTTCCCGTTTACCTCTGAGGGTCTGCAAGACGCTACAATTAGATTCTCCAGGAACCATTTCCACTTGTAACTGGACATTAGGTCTGGAAATCGAGGATCTGAGATGTTTGAGTTCAAATTTTCGTTGTGTTGTTCAAAGGTTGATCTAGAATGAATTGGTGAGTCTAGGACACTCATTTTGCTTGCTGCTAGTACGGAAC